GCAGGGTTGCAACAAAGTTTTGGGTACCAGCAGTCAAAGTAACTATCGCTTGACAAATTCCGCTAGTCGGGATTGCGGTACTCGTAGACTGGTTTAATTCTCTAACCTCGTTTTGGACAGCACCTGCAAGGTTTGTGAGTCGAATCCTCAAGGTAAAGACTGCGTTTGCGCCTGCGCTTGCCAAACTTGGTTCTTGATATGTGATGCGGTAATAACGGTTTGCGACAGCGGTAAACGATGAGCCAGTAATCATTACTTCTTCGGCAGTGACTGTTGCATCGGTGGCAACGACAGAGTTGTATGCCATGACCCCACGAGGGAAGCGATTTGCCTGATCTGCTGTGTAGACAGACCCGCTGGTGAACGTTGTGTTTGGATTAATAGACATGTTTCTCCTTTACCAACCTAAACGGCTGGTGTCTAAAATACCTAGAAAAGTTGAGTTAAGTGTAAAGAATTGGTAGTACTGAAGCGGACTCATATTAAAAGTAATTCTTGTTTGTTCGGGGGTGACGTTGAATGAGTAGCCCTCAACAACAACATTGATTGCTGTGCTTACACCACCGGGGGGCGTGTAGTTCAAAGTCAAAGTCCTGTTTGACGAAAGAGGATAAAACATTGAAAACATTAGATCGTCTAAAGCGGTTTGGTTTTGCGCTCTATCGGTGAACGAGCAACTGAACCTGAGCGACGCAGGGTCACTTAAAGTGTTAACTATCCAACTGGCGTTCCCGTTTGCTTGAGTGGCGTTATAGTCAACGGTTTGGCTGGAATAGAAAGAGTTGCCATAAGTGGTAACGGAACTGGCATTTGACACCGTTTGATCTGCGACACCAGTGCTACTAATAGTCGCATTGTTAATAAACTGCAAGCCGTTTTGGATTCGATCAAAAGACTGATACCCAATTTGTGTAGCGGTAGCAGTCCGACCTAATTGGATTGAACTTGGGGAAGAACCACTAACTAAATTTCTGTTCTGAATAATTAAATTGTTATCATAAGTAATTAAAAAACTGCGTTCAGTTGTAACAGCCAAATTTACATAATTAGAAACAGTTCCTGTATAAGTAATCGCTGAACCGATTGAACTACTGCCACTAAAAGAAGCCGAAAATTGTAAATCGGTTGGAAGTGGGCCACCAGCACCAGCATTGAAATCAAAGCATTGATCGTCAACATTGTCTTGCGGTATGACATACGAAGTCGCTTGAACACGGCCCGCTCGACTCAACCAGTCCGCACAAATAAGGGTCGCCGTGTTTAATCCAACACCGCCCGGGGCGTCGTTGTAGTTGACTTCTTGGACCCAAAAATTAAAGTTGCCTCGGAGTACACCACTGCTATTCAAAATTTGAACGTCAATGGTGGTTCCGTAAGCGATCGTTGACGCATAATCGGAAGCGTTGTTAATCGTCAGATTAAGGAATTTGCCTGAGTAAGTGTCAAGATATTTTTCTCGCCCAAAACTGAAGTTCATAGACAGAACTTTGTCGGTGATATCAACGGCACCTCCACCTGTGCCTGTTTTGATTCGCCAAGTGAGTTTGGTCATTACATGGTCCGAGTGTTAACCGGCACAGGGCCTGACTGGCGGACATAGGTTTGCAACGCTCGAACAACCTCATTGGGGTCGGCTGAAGTGACCGTGATGTTGATGGTTCCACCGCCACCCAAAGCGTGGTTTGGTGTGATGTTGCCCGCCGATGACGGTGTGAATAACTCTGGGCCCTGCTCACCAACAAGATAGGACGTACCGCCCATAACCGGACCCCCGAGGGCTTGAGGTTTTACAGGATTAGTTGAAATGCCTGCAAGGTTTAGCGCGTCCACTGCGCTTAGACCGCCATATTCGGCACCGCGAGCAATCCATTGAGCCAACTCGATAGCAGCTGCTGGACCCTGAGTTTTGAAACGAATCAAAATTTCTTTGGACGAAATGTTGTCCATACCACCAGCGATCGCCGACAACACTCCAGCGAAGTCGGCGGCTTGCTGTTCATAAGCGTCAATGTCTGCTTGGGCACCTGAACCAAAAGCAAGTTTGGCGGCGGCTTCAAGTTCTACAAGTTTGACTTTGGCGTTGTCAAGTGCAACTTCTTGGTCAAGCGAGTCAGTCAAAACTTTCCAAGCGTTGTCGGCATTCATTAACGCAGTGCTCATACCGTCTACGGCATTGTTAAACGGGAGGATGGCGTCCAAACGGGCTTGCTTTATTACATCTCTAAAGTCCTTTGCTTCCTCTCGTGCCGCTTCCATGTCCTCTGCAAACACTGGGATGACTTCTTTTTTGTCGGAGAACATTCCCCAAATGTCACTAAAACCTTCTTTGATGTCATCAACAACCATTCCGGCTGTGTTGCCAATTTCATCCCAAACAGTAGAGAAATAGGTTTGATTCCATTTCCTTTGTAGATAGTTCCAAGTGTCACCAATTCCTGATGTCATTGTGTCTACAAGTTTTATGATGTCAGTCAGAATTGGGATCAAAAATTGACCTAAAGCGATTGAAAGATCTTGTGCTGTGTCCCCAAAATCGTCCATGGTGTCACGAAAATCTTTGGCACGTTTCAATTCTTTAGGGTCAATAACTTTGGCTCCTGAAACATTGCCTAGCGACTCAGCAAGATCGTCGGCGCCCATCTCAATAAGAGTTGACATTGACTGCCAGCCCTTGCCAAGTAGTTGTGCTGCAACCTTTGCTTTTTCGGCTGGATCTTTAATACCTTTGATTCGTTCAATGGTTTTGAGAAATGTGGCGTTGACGTCTAACGAACCATCGTTCAAATAGACAAGGTCTACGCCAAGATCACGCACTTTGTCTGGGTCTGCACCAATCGTTTTGTTGAGGCGACCGATAGCAGTCGAAACGGCGTCAATCGGTATTCCGATGTCGCTTGCAACTTCCATGTATCGGGAAGCATCCTCAATGGCTAACCCTGTAGCGGTAGAGAACTTTTCGGCTCCTAACGCCAACTCTTGGAACGCTTTGACACCTTGAGCGGCGAAAGATACGAGGGCCGCGCCGCCAGCAATAGCGAACGAGGCGGCGTTGGCTTTGACAGCATCAAGGGCGACATTTGAGCCAGCCTTGAATTTGTTCATCCCACCTTCGGCATCAGCGACCGCAGTTTTGAAATTACCGAAAGCGGCTTTAGCGGCTCGAATACCTTTGTCAGAAAATTCGCTAGTGATCGGAATGTTGATTGCCATTAGCGGTTCACCTTCATAAGTTCTTGATTCGCTTTAAAGATTACCTCTTTAATGACAGGCTCTAAAGCCTTTTGAAAATCTGGGATCGCTTTTTCGCCACCAGCCCAAACCATACGCGACGGACCGCGACCAATCTTTTGCGTAAGTAATCCCGAAAAGTTTGGGCGACTACGCGGACCGCCACGACCTCCACCGCCACTCTTGCCAGCCATGTCAGCGATCGCGAGAGCGGCGCCTTTGGTGCCGACGGTGATTGTTCCAATGGTTTCATATTGTGCGCCCAAAGCAATGTTGCGTTTGCGTGCTTTTCGCGTGTTGGTTTTAACGACGACGTTTTTTGTCTGACCGTTTTTCCACCCGGTACGCCACTGCCCATCCATGCCCCGAGTTGGCGACGACGACGGGACCAGCGGTGTGATCGCGTCAACAACGACCTTGCCTAGTTCACGGATCTGCTTGCCGTAAGCGCGACGCAATTTAGGGTCAATGGAATTGATGGTGCGCAACGCCTCCTTGAGGCCCTTTACTTCCAAACTTATTCCCAGACTCATCGTTTATGTTTCGCTTTCTCGTTTTCCTCAACAAGCAAACGAACCATCTCATCCACAACCGACGCAGGACACTCCATCAAATCCAATGGGCTGATGCCTGTCCTTAATGCCAGTTGCGCTATGAGGTTGACTGCGCGTCCTGCTTTGGTTTCTCTTTTGGGACAAACGTGATGTCCCCTACTTTTTCAACCCACTTGGGGAACAGTTCCACGATTACGCCACTCGAGCGCACCGCGTCCCATGCCAACCAAGCCAACGCCTTGAATTTCATGTTTTCTAGAAACTGCCCGACGGAGAGTTGAGGATGGTGATCCTCCCAGCGACACGCCACACCGTAAGTGATCGGTGCCTCGTGTGTTTCTCCGTCGAGCATCTCTACTCGTAACGTCATACCAATCATTGTCGGGGTCCTTTGTTTGTGTTGGTTAGATCAGGCTACGGCGCGAACCCAAGTGCCACCAGTGCCCGTAACGGTCATGGTGTCAAGGGAGCCGACGGTGCTTGAGATCGGCATGAACGACGAGATCATCATGTTGGTGATGGTGTAGATCGGATTGCCGGGTGCAGCGACACCGCTGTCAGGTGCCACAATGACGGTGGTGTCACCGTCGCCGACAACATCTGACAAATACTTTTCTACTGAGGTCGCGCCGTATTCAAGCAGCACAGTTGCCGAAACGCTGACCGTTTGGAGGCCAGCGACAAACTTGTGTCCAGTGGCTCCCATCACGGTCGCTTCCAGCGAGTCAAAACCTGCTTCGAGGGTGATAGATGAACAGTTGAGTGAAATGTTGTTTGCGCCAATGGTGATTTGTCCACTGCCTTGGTAAACGATTGCCATGATGTTTTTCCTTTGTTAGTTAGCGTGTCGCTGTGAGTTTGATTGTGAGGTCGTAACAGGGGAGGTCTTGCGACCCGATCGTTGCGATGGATGGTTGTCCATTGATGACTGCAATGTTTGAGCCGAGGATCGTGTCCACGACGCCAAGGATGTAGTCGGTTGAATCTTGGTTGCCGGGTGGCGCTCCAAGGATTCGAATAGTGATTGTGACGTCACTGACTTTAGATGTTGGGTTTGCACCGTACGATTCAAACGACGGCAACTCAATAAAGACGCTGAGCGGTCGTGCGTTGCGTGGATCGGTAACAGGTTTGAGCCCAAGGGCCGTGAGCGATGCTGAGACCGTGTTGATCGCGTCTGTGAAAATGCCAGCCATGTTAAGCGCACTGCGATCTCTTAACGCCAAGCAACTGGTTGACTCGACCCAAGGTCATTAACGGTGGTCCGCTCATGTCTTGGAAGGATGCGTAACTGTCCCCAGTTGTGCCGCGTTCACGGTACAAGCCCGCCGCATAGAGCGTGGTTCCAAGCAGTGCTGCGGCGTCTGGTGCGCTGGTCAAACTATCGTGATAGCCAGCGGAGACCCTGCGCCTGAAACACCATGAGTTTGCAGCTGCGACACAAGTAGTTAGGAAAGCGGTGTCATTTGCCGTGGCCGACGAGATTCCTAAAAACTCTTGCACTGCTGCGACCGTGGTCCATGTGCACGTCAAAGTCCATGTCAAAGTTCCAAACGGATCGGCAGCGGATCGTTCTAGATCGTCGCCAACATCTTGAAACATCAACTGGTTAACAATGATTTCGTTTTCGTTGTAAAGCAGGTCGCCTGCTTCATTAACGCCAGCAAACAAGTTGACCGGTACAGCAATAACAATGTGCGTGCCGTTGAGACCGTGACCGAGTCCAGTGAGTGTGATTGTCTGACCGACTGTTATGTCGGTTGCTTCGAGGGTCTGCACCACAGCAACATCGTCTAGACGCTGGTGGTGCGTCACGCTAAATGTGGCCATGGTGCAGTCTCTCTACTTAATCAGTCGGATCAGGCGAACGTGAACTTGACGAACTTGCTCGGGTCAATCATCAAGGCGGCGAAGTAGCCACGGAACGCAATGGTGCGTGACAAGGTGGACGGGTTGTCCAACGAGATCGCGCCCTTCTGCTGTTCAAACAGTTCGTAACCAGATGCGTCGCCGACGATACAAGTTGCGCTTGCAAAGTTGCGGTCAACAACAACTTGCAAACCGAAAGCGTTACCGTTGACTTGACCGGGTGCAAGATTACCGAATGCGTTCATCGGTCCGATCTGTGGGAATAACGGACGCTTGCTCGAATCCGACAAAGCAATCAAATCTTGCCAAATACCGGGAGCCACAAATAAGTGAGTCGGCAAGTTGCCATTTGACGAAGTGAGAATTGTTGCTGCAGCTTCAGCAATTTCAGCGGCCCAAACTGACGGGTCGTCAGTGTCGGCAGCGGTAAACGCTTGAGTCGTGGTTGCGCCAGCGACCAAAGTATCGGCTGCGTAGTTGTCGGTTGCGTTGGCGTAGATACGGCCCATGTCGTCAAGCAAGATTGACAAGATCGCAGGATCGGTCCAATCCAGATCGGCTTCAGAGATGTTGACATAGCCACCGAAAATTTGCTTGGTTACCTGATTCGAACTCACCACGAAAGTGCCTGACTGGTTGCTCATTTCGGCAAGGCTTGCACCAATGCTGGTATGGGTCGTGACCTCGGGACGAATAAAGATCTTGCCTCCACCGGGCATGGACTTGGCACCGA